AGATGAACCTGCTGATGCGGCAAGCAACTCCATATATGTATTTTGTGAGGACCAGTAGAACTGGATGTAGTCATTAGCGTTGACGGTAACCAAGTCTTCAATGTTGGCAAGCACTTGATTGTTAACGCCAGAGGTGGTAAAAATTGCGGTTGATTCAGTCACCGCTGTGCCATTGAGGGCATACCAGACGTTGACCTGATAATTGCTACCGCCGCCTGTGGTAATGAATTGACCAAGCAAATTGACGGAATATGTACCAGCATAGGCAAAGGTAATCTGGCTGCTAGATACAATGCTTACTCCACTAGAGCCAGCATTACTGTTAATGGTGATGAGGTTAGCGCTTGTAGCGCCAGCATTGGTCTGGGTGGTGGTATCGTAGAAGTTGCCGTAATGGCCTAGAGAGCCGCCTGCGCCGGTGGCGCCCGTAGCGCCTGTTGCGCCACTGCCTGTAGCACCAGTGCTACCTGTGGCTCCCGTAGGGCCTGCAACGCCCGTAGAGCCTGTATTTCCAGTTACTCCGGCGCTGCCTGTGGATCCAGTAGGCCCTGTGACGCCAACACTACCTGTAGGTCCAGTAGAACCTGTGGATCCACTTGAGCCTGTAGGGCCTGTGCTGCCTGTGTTTCCGACTGAGCCAGTTGAGCCAGTCTGGCCTTGGCTGCCTGTATTTCCCGTTGCACCCGTTTGTCCTGCTCCGGTTGCTCCTGTTGTTCCTGTAGCACCCGTAACTCCCACGCTACCAGTAGGCCCGACAATGCCAGTGGCACCAGTATTGCCAGTAGGCCCAGTGTTACCGTTAGCACCTGTTGCTCCTTGAATGCCTTGTGGGCCGACAGGCCCAAGTTCAATAATTTGAGGTTGGTTGGAGCCAACGTTAAAGACGTTAGTTGCAACCGGAATGACGACAGTTGAGATTGAGTTGACGGTTACTGACATTACTGTACCACGCTTGCGCTAACAGCAAATGAACCTTGGAGAATCTGATAAACATTGTTTGCTGAATCGGTAAGATTCAGGGCGTAGGTGTAGTTGCCTGCTGGCAAGTTTCCTGCGCTGGTTTGGGTAGGGGTAAGGTTGAGATTAACCTGACCCAAAGCTGCGTTAATTGTAATCTTGCCATTGGCAGTTGATAGCTCAACAACAAGGTTGTTGCTCACATCGCGTACCTGCATGTCTGCGCTGTAGCCTGTGAGGTTGACAGGAAGGTTGTCAATAAGCCACTGGGGCGATAATGCGAAGGTAGTACCATTGACTACCGTAATGTTATATCTGCCTGGATTCACAGTGGCTCCTTATGCTACATAGGTTATGTTGGCGCCATAACCAGCGTTAGTAAGAATGTCTTTTTCTGCCTGCGTGATGATGTAAACGCCACCACCGAGATAGCAATAATCCGCTTCTTGTGTATCTTGTACAGCGGGTGTACGAGTGCGTACTACGGCTGTGCCGTATACCAAAAGGCTATCACCTCTGGCAATGCGATAGCGCCAGAACAAGCGGGTAAAGCCCGCTGGACCTTCTTCAACCGATGGTGGTGTGAATTGGTATGGCACTATGATCCTTTCGATTGGGTGTAGAAAGCCCCGCCCTTTATATGACGGGGCTAACTACTAACTGCCTAAATTAGGAGTTGTGGATTGAAGATGTTGACTCAATACGCACGAGAGAGGCATCACGGTAGCGCGCCCATCCAAGTACGCCGTACCATCCGATTGGACGGAAACGCATCAACTTATCAACAACTGGTCCGAAGATAACGTGTGGTTCTTCGGCAACAGCCTCAGCAAGAGCCTGCTTACCAGCAACGAGAGTACGGAAGACGCGGACGCCGCCAGTACCGTAGGTGTAGGCAGAACCACCGAAGGTTCCTGTGTTACCGGTTGCGCCGGTACCATCTGCTGCGTTGAACAAACGTGGTGACTCAACGAACATTGCACCTTCATAAGTTCCGATGGTGCCTGGCCAGAATTCGGCAGCGCCTGTCTCGGAGTACTTATGGTCGTCACGCCAGCCGCCTGCGCCAGTTTCTGCGCGAAGGTCGAATGAAACTTCTGGGTGGATACCACACCAGTAGTACTCGCCTTGACGAGGAACAGCCTTGTTAGCGCGCAACTTTGCAACAGCGGTACGAATATCGCGTGACTTGATGACGTCGGTTCCAAGGATTGAAGCCTGGGTTGTGCCGTTGGTGTAGGTACCAGCGTAGGTTGAAACGAGCGAGCCGTTTACTTCTGCGATAGCATTTGGTCCACCAACGAGGGTGTTAAGAGCAACAGTGTCGAGCGAGTCGGCCATGTTGAAGGCGATGATGTCAGCGATTGCTGGGTCAACATCTGAGAGTGAGAACAACTCAAGCTTACGAGTAGCAAGCGATGCGTTGCCGTATTCGTTCAGAGTAACGGTGATAGGAGTGGTGTTACCGAGGGCAACAGCATCTGGATCAACGTCTTCTGAAAGTGGTGAAGTCTTCTGTGACAAATCTGTGTAGATCTGGAAGACTACTGAAGAACCAGGCATAGCCTGTTGTACTGGCTTCTTGTCTGCGACATCGCGGATAAGAGGAACAGCACGGAGAGCAAACTCAACATAACGGTCATAGGCTGTCTGTACGAGTGAGGTACCGAGCGAGCCAGACGATGTATCTGTATAAGCGTTTGCCATGTTGTCACCTTCTTTCTATAAGGTTAGTGCGATTGGTTGGGTTGTGGGCTACCGGCGGCGTTGAATCGATTGACCCATTAGCGCATTTAGCTCATCAATGTTTTTAGCACCTGCGATTTTGCCCATAAGGTCAGCATCACGGGTAGGTGTAGCAACGTTCTGCGTTGCTGCATTGATTCGGTCATACGAACGGATATTCTCTTGTTCTTCTTCGCTGGCAGGAGCATCTGCTGGCTTTGCAAATCCGAATACATCAGCATTCTCATTAAGCCAAGCATCTACTTGCTCTGGTGTGGAGACATCGGCAGGAATAAACTTCGCCACCTTGTCAGGTACACCTTTTGTTGCCAACACTTCTTTAACGGAACGATTCCGAAGGTCTGACTGAATTTGTGCTAGCTGTTCAGCAAGTTCCTTCTTCTCACGCTCAGCCTTTTTCAAAGCCTTGCGGAGATTGGCTGGTGCATCCTGTTGGACTTCTTCGCCAGTAAAGTCGTCTTCGTCATCTTCGTATTGGTTTGCCATATCGGCACTCCCTTTCTTGTTGATTGAGACGCAGGCCGCAAGTTACACAGGGGAATGTATCTTGGCTCCTACTACCAGTCTTAATACGCGTCATCCATGCTGGTCAGTGGTGACGGATTCTATTTAGAGCTGTCCGCTTGTATCCCTCATGCCGAGGCTTCCGGTGGAAGCACCAGCAGATCCGCTAAAGGCGGAGACTTCTTGGGTCTTGAGACGCTCAAGCTCTTGTTGAGCCTGTGCTGCACCTTGAGTACCAAAGGTTGCAGCTCCTAGAGCTGCTCCCACTGTCTCAGGTGAGGTATAGCCTGCATAACGCCCAGCAAGTGATTGCAATGGATTAATCTGCGTAGCTATATTCTGGAAGCCTTGAGCCGCTTGTGATTGGGTAATACCCTGTGCAGCAAGCGACATGGCATTCATTGGGCCAGTGCCACCATAGGCAATATTAACATTTTGGCGAGCCGCTTCAGCTCCGATTTGAGCTGCGGTAACTTCCTGCTGGATAACATTGGAAGCAAGATTTGGGTCAAGCAAGTGCATCGCAATGGTTCCAGTGGATAGACCGTACTGGCTTTGCAACTGAGCAATAACCTGTGGGTCTTCTGACTGCAACGCTGTCATGGCTGCGCTTACGCGTTGCTGTGTCTCAGCGGGAGAAACGTCACGACCAATAAGCTGACCAAGGTATGCAGGATCCATAGATGCCGCTGGCAAGCCAGCTTGTTGCATAACTGCCTTGTAAGAATTTTCTGTGTTGATATAATCCGCTGGGCTAAGTGGTGTAAGACCAGCCTTGATACGAGCAGCATTTCCAGAGAAACGTGCTTGCCACGAGCTAACCAAGTTGCCTGCCGCTGATTGCTGAGCAGGGGTAAGGTTCATGCCAGAAAGTGCCTGTGAAGGGTTGGGGCTTTCAAGAATTGCTTGAATAGTATCTGAGGTTAAGCCACCTTGAAGCAAGCCTGTAATTCCGCCAGCAATATCACCGGTCAATCCGTAGCCTTGAAAAAGGCTCGATAGCATCTGAAGGGCATTTTGGTCAGTACCTTGAGGAATGGTTACATTTGCCACAGGCGCAACTGGTGCAGCGGCAGGGGCAGCAGGAGCAGCGGGAACCGCTACTGGCTGGCTAACAACTGGAGCTGCTGCAACTGTTGGTGCGGTTGTAGCGCCAGCAGGAGCCGCTGCAATTTGAGCAGACGTTAAAGGAGCTGCTCCACCTTCAACATAACCAGTGTTAGGATTTTGAGCGTAAACCGCTGTATCCGTAGCTTGTGTTGTTGGTAATTCTTCTGCGGCTGCGCCGCCAAATTCAGATGTTCGTGCCATCAGCCAGTCACCAATCCAAAGTTACGAAGTAATTGTACACCTGAATTCATAATGCTGTCCTTGGCATTCTGAGTGTTAAGCCAGCGTGGGTCTTGACGAACCTGATTTGAAAAGTCGCTGACAGTCATAGGCGTTGGGTTGTTTGGGTCGCCGTTGCCCTGCAAAGCCTTGGTAATCATTGAGCCGTAGCCAGTAGGAGCAGACAGGTCGATAGTTGTAGGATCAACTTCAAGCAAGTTGGAAAGCGTGTTGATGTAAGGAGCCGCAAGCGCCTTGACCGTAATGCCAGAATCAAGCTGCTTGGCATAAGCAGGGAACATGGTCTTGGCTTGGTTAATCAAATACTGGCTCTGCTCTTGAGCAGATGTGGTTCCAGCAATAATGCCTTGTGCCGCTTGAGCGAAGTAATCCTGTCCGCTAGGAAGCGTCATGTTATTCAAGCCCAAGTCCATAGCCTGTTGCTTTAACTGCTGTGCAGTTGTCTGAGCTTGTCCGCCGGTAAGTGTGGCATTGACTCTGCCAACTTGAGCCAAGTGCGCTTGAAGCGCAGAATCTGTTGGGTTGTTAGAAAGAATCCACTCAGCAAGGTTTTGACCAGTGGTGTCTAAAGCATGAGGCTGGCTATAGTTTGCAGGGTCAATAGCTTGACCAATTTGAGATGGAGTAAGGTTAATACCCAATGAGCTTGCTGTGCTGATGAGCTTTTGGCGAACATTGTTGTATGCTTCCGAGTAAGCCGCTGGGTCAGACGTGCGCTGTAATTCAGCAGATTGCTGAGCTGGTGTGCGGGTCTTAGCCCAGTTGGTATTCTGAAACTCCGCAGCCCACTTATTAGCACTCCAGTTTTGGCTGACAGCAGTTGTGAAAAGCGAACCAAGCTCAGGGTCGGAAGCGATAAGCGCAGCTTGTACGCCGTAGTTTTGTAGAAAGTCTGCTTTGATTTGCTCTGGAGTCTCAGCAGGTCCTGTGGATCCTGTGGTTCCAGCAGTTGTAGCAGGGCTAGTAATGCCAGGGAATGAAGCGATAACTTCAGGCTTTTTCTTACTAGCCATTATACGCTCCCTTGAATTGGTTCATAGAATTCATCATTGCCTGCATATAGCCAGTAGCAGCCTTGTATTCCTTAGCGCCAGCGGTGCCGTTGATAAGGTTCTCAAGAAATGCTGTGACATCCACGCCCTTGGATAGCTGAGTACCAACAGCGGTATTGCGCTTACCTGAGTCAGCTTGATAGGTGGTAATGCCTGTATATCCACCAGTATTAGCTTTTTCGGCAGCAAGAAGCTCATCTCCATATTGCTTAATTTCTTCTGGAGTAGCATTACGACCCACCAACTGCTGCATGGTTGCATTGACTAATGACTCAATATCAGGCTGTGAAGTTTGAGTAAGGTCAGTAGTGATGGTTGTTGTAGGCAAGAAATATGGATTAGCATTGGTTGTGCCAGAGGCTCCACCAGAGCCGCTTAAAGCCTGAGCAAATGCACTCGTTCCAGAGGAACTGGCAGGCGTAGACGCTGCCGGTGTTTTAGGAGCTGGTGTAGTCAAAGACATTATGATACCCTTCTAAAGACACCCGAAATAACATTTGTCAATGCTGGGTTGTTTGTCATTTCTTGGTCAAGATAATTATACCAAGCTGTTTGCAATTTGTTATATCCTGGCAACTTACGACCGTTAACCATTTGCTGTCCAAGCAACCCGTGATAATCGTTGTAGCTAGCTAGCAAATCTGCAATGCTGGCAGCTTGTGGACCATTGAGCTTGCCCTGTTGTTGCATAGCTTGCAAATCTGAAAGGGCATGGTTTGCCATAACGCTTTTGGTTGGATCCTTGTACTCAGCAAGCCAGATTGGATTGCTTTGTCCGTAAGCGTCAGTAACGGTTTTCCAAGCCTGAGAAATTTTATATAATTGAAAACGATTGCCCTGCGCGCTAGCGATACTGGCTTGATAATCCTTGTAATCTTGAGCAAGGTCAACCCAACCCTTTGAGTAATACACCGCATTAAGGAACTGCTGTGGCGTATCCTGTGAGCGAAGGTGCATGGTAACGAGCTTATTTTCAATCTGGGCTACATCTCCGCCTTGTGTATTCTGCGGGATAAGATAGGCAGAACCGTTGGGGAATTGGCTATAAAGAGTTTTATTCTGATTAAGCCAAGTCAATGTATCATTAGATAGTGGTAAGTTAGCTCCACCGGCACCTTGGGTTGTATGAGAAACCGTGTAGGAAATGGCTTGTGAGCCATGCTCTGCGTTAAACTTGTCTTGAGCTTCTGCAATAGTCAAGCCCAAACCACCTTGAGCCTTTGGCTTTACCATATTGAGATATTCAGAGCGAAGCGTCTGCATATCCTTGGTGTAGTAGTCATTGCTGACATTTGGCGCCAACGGCAAGAAGAAAGATAGTAAGCCTTGAATGAACAGATTTGACTTAGCGTTATTTTCAATTTTGTCAAGAATCTGTTGCTTTTGAGCTTCTGGCAAACTTGCATATTTGTCATCAAGGATGCCATGATATTGAGCCGCCATAATGGCTGACAAGGTTGCGTTATGGACAGCAGACTCGCGCTGATCCATGGTCAAACCATTGAATACGTCTCTGACGCCAGAGTTAGGCAAAACCGTGTCAATCCAGTTGGTTGCTGGATAGCCACCAGTAGCAAAGTTAGATACCTTTTGCATCCATGGGAACTTATTTCCAAGGTCGGTCAAAAGTATATTTCCAAATGGCGCTACGCCTGGCATCTTTAACTCTGGAAGAACGGTCTGTAAAGATGATGTATTTCCGATGACAGACTCAGGCATTCCTGAGAATGAGTTAATTCCTAAAGCCTGCAAACCTCGAAGGGCGGCGTTGCCAAACTCTCCGACTAATGGATAAACAATGTACTTCTTGCCACTGGAATCGGTATGAACAAAGCCTGGGTTATTTAACCCGTGGTTGATAATCTGAAAGTCGCGGAATGTCTTAATCGCACGACCATCCTGCAATCCAAGACGGCCTATACGCTTTAGAGCCTGCTCTTGTGCAAAGTAGAACGGCAATACGTTACGAGACAAGGTAGCCCACTGGCTACGAAGTGCAGGATTGTGAATCAAAGGTAGCATGGAAAGCGTAGCCTTTTGACCAGCGATACGCAAAGCATCGTTATCGGTAAGAAGCCCAGAATCAACCATTGGCTTCAAGTCACGATAATGCTCGTACATGTAGTGAGCAAAGATAGGCTCACGAGAAATATGGTCAATAATTGGGTTAACAACAGTGCGATAACCCAAGTCCATGACTCGGTTCATAGCATTATCCCAGCCAGGCTTGAGAGTCTTACCAAGCACATTGTATGGGCTGTCGCTTACTGGAATCTTCTTTAGGTCATCCTCGTAAGTACGCTGCTTGTTCTTGATATTGTCAATCAAGTCTTCGTGGATTTTTCCGCTAGCGCCTTCCACCATTCCTCGGAATGATGCGGTTACTTCACGGGCAAAGTCAGCAGGTACGCCTTGGCTCAAGCCAACCATTGTTGGGCGAATATCGGCGTATTGCTTTGGATCCTCAACGCGCTTCTGAAATTCGTTCTGAACCTGCGCCCACTTGGCATCGTTGGAAAGCTCGTTCCAGTTAGGTTGCTTGGATAGGCGCTGCCAGTCTGATGCAATGTCACGAGCCATAGCTTCATTACGAGCCTTGGAAAGATTCAATGCCCAGTACTTGTGATAGTTAGGGTTGGTGCCTTGGATGCTGGCAGCTTCGTCTGTTGGACGTGCGCCATGTCCTTGCAACTGAGCAAGCAAATCTACACGGTCGTTGGCTGAGTTTTGAAAACTCTTGCCATGATCCGAAGCTACGCCGGCAGGAATACCCTCAGCACCCATGAGCTTCTGATACTTGTAGATAGCATCTAGCTTGTCTTGGGCGATGTAAGGAGCAATCTTGCTGTTGATAAATCCAACTGGAGCAATGCGGTTCTTGAGGTTGCGAACATCTGTCGCCGCCTCGTTAGCTCGCTCTGTCCAGCCAAGGCTCTTGTAAACATCTGCCTTTTGCTGAGTGAGCTTGGTGATTGAATTTTCCTTGACAGGCTTGCCAGACAGAAGCGCATCATGGTCTTCGTCGGTCAATGCCTGTGATACAGAGTCAGCATAGCGTTGCTTCTCAAGCTCGCTCAATGGATTTAATCCATGGGCAATGTTGTACTTTGCTGCGCTTTGAGCAACTTGGCTCTTGAGGTAATCGCCAAGACCAGCACGAATGATTTGGTGCAAAGCCTCAGATGAGGCTACGCGTAGACCAAATCCTGCTGAGAACAATGTCAGTGGTGCAAAAATCTTGTCTGTGTAAAAAGTAAAGCCGTCATCCAGCTTCTGATATAGAAGGCTATGTATGGTTGCTTGGCGCATCGCGTTGCGAAGCTCTTTGAAATCGATAAATGCGTTTTCGCCTCGTTGCCATGACCATTGTGCAACGCCTTGTACGCCGCCATCCTTCATGGCTACATAGCCAGTTGGACGACCCTTATGGTCATGTCCGTAGATGACGTTAGACAACTCGCCACCGTCAGTAGCGCGCTGCGCCTGAGACATGACACGATTAACAATGTTATCGCTTGCTGGAAGGCCAGCATTCTTGACAGTTTCCTTGACAAGGTTAGCGTACATCTCTTGCTTGGTAGCAAGGTCTGGCTCAAGCATAATTTTCGATACATGCTCTAAGGCAAGATCATGTGGCATGGAATAGCGAGCCATGTTGTAAAGCTGTGGGCCAAGGCCAGGGTCAGACCAAGTAAAGTTTTTGCCAGACTGCTCAAGTGTCTTGAGGTTGACAGACAAAGCCTTGTAACCGGTAAAGGTACGAACCTTGCCAGCCAATGCTGAGATAGCAGCATCTTTAGCGCCACTAAGGTCAAGTAAGCCTAGCTTGCCAAGAACGGTAGGAATACCGCCTTGCAAGGTTTGCTTCTGAATACTGCCGTCTGGGTTAAGTTTAACTTCACCGTTTTCATCAACTACGCTGACAGTTTTTGGCAACAGCAAGTTACGTTCTTCGTTAATGCTTGTGCCTTGCTGGCGAATACGCTCAAGCCCCTTGTCAACCAAGGCGCGAGCAAATGTCTGAGTAGGAAGAATCAAGGTATTGCGAGGCAACGCATCCTGAGCCACAAGCTCAGATGAATACAAAGACTTGCCTAACTCGCCAACAACTTCCTCTGGTGTAGAAGCCTTAGCCAAGCGGCTTGCCTCATAAGTAGTAAATTGGCTTGATGGGAACAGTCGTTGAATCTCGATAGGGTTATCGGTCTTTGCGATTGTATCTACTGCACGACGGAAAGATGTGTTAAGTGGGTTGGCATAAGCGTCGAGAACCTGTGAGCTATTAAGTGCCTTGCCAGATGTGGAAACAATAAAGTTGTTAATTGAGCCTGATTGTGAAGCAATAGGCAAGGTGGCACGAATCTGTGCAGGTGCGCCATTAGCATCTAGGATTGTCTTGCCAGTATCATCAACGGCTGCGCCGACATACTTGCCAGACTTGAGAGCATTGTTGATTGTGCCAGCTTTAGCCAAAGGATCTGCGCTAAAATCAAAGATAGCGTCAGTAACACCAGAGATGGTCTGACCAAAGCCATGCTGAGTATCTTTCAGCGCGCTGAAGCCAGGTACATTAGAAATAAGATTAGCTACATCTCGCCCAGGAGACACCATGTAATTTGGGTCATTCGACTTGGCGATTGAATCTTTGAATGTAGGCATGAGGCGAGCAAGGTCTTTTTCGCCTGCTAATGCCGCGTCAGCTCCTAGAGCTGCGCCTGCTGGTCCACCAAGAAATCCACCGGCAACTCCGCCACCAACTACGCCAAGCGTAGCTAATACGCCTTGCCAAACACTATGGTCTGTATAAACGCTGTGGAGAAATTTGTAGTCTTTTTGAATTTCTTGCAAAGGCTTGTTAGCCCAATTCATAATCGTGCCGACGCCTGGCACTTTCTGCACAGTCTGGACTACGTTATTGAGAATGCCTTTAGCGTCGCCAAGAATTGTTCCCCAAACACTCTGGGAGTTGTAATTCTTTTGATGATCCGCAAGGGCTTGCGCGTATGGAGCAATGCTTTGCGTTGCGGCAACAGTATTAACAACATCAGGATTACCACTGGCAATGGCGTCAGCCATAACCTGTGGCGCCTTCTGCGCTACTTCTGGGTGTAGTCCTACTGCATTATTCGCAACATTAACATTGGCAGCCTGTGATGGCGCTGGCGTTGGAGTAGCGGCAGGAACTGGTGCGTTATCTGCCATAAATTAAATGCCTAACGTCGCGGCTAATTGCTTCAATGCTGGGGATGCGTCTGGATGTTGCGCCAATGCCTGAACGGTTTGCTTAGCAGATTGTCCACCTGCTGCGGCTGCACTGCCAGGGTTGATTCCTAGAATAGAAGGACCGAATCCTGGACCTGATGCAGCACCAGTTGTTACTGGTTCGTCAGGGCGTTGGGTAGGAGCAGTCAAAGGTGTAACTTGAGACTGCTGTGCTGGAGCTGATTGTGCGGCAGCTCCTGCAATGGTTGATGGAGACAATGGCTTGCCTGGGTTTGGCGTAGCACCCATAGGTGCTTGCGCTTGCAGGTTAACCAAATCCTGTCCATCACCATAAGACGGCATGCCTGAGACATACCGAATTGCTTGCTTTGATGCTGGTCCGCCATCGGTGCGTTGGCTTAAAGCCCCTGGGCCTGATGTCATAGCTGGCTTTTCTGCCTGTGGCATGACTATTCTCCCTCTTGTAAAGTCTCGATGGTGCGGGCTGCATACTCGTGGAACGATTCTTTATGATCCACGAAACTTGCTTGATGTTCTAGCATTTGCGTAAGAACATCGAAACCGCTTGCTATGTCAATTAAGATTGCTGCGGTTGTGTCAGCGAGCAGGGCAAGTACATCCCATTTGGTTACCCGCGTGGGCGGCATGCCCTGCTCTTGTGACATTTTTTTACTTCATTGGCTTTCCAGCAGTTGTGCCTGTGCCGCGTGTGCCTGAAGGTTGCTCGCTGAAGACGATGTTAGCTGCGCCAGGCTTAGCTGGTCCAGACTTCTTCTGAATTGCAGTCTTCTGTGTTGTCGCTTGTGACGAACCATGTCCGCCTTGGTTCTTTGGTGAAGGAACCTTTGTTGTGAGGTTTGCCTTTGTTGTTGCCATTGTTTATCTCCTATAGGGATGAGTTTTCTCGTCAGTAACGTTAGGCTGGCGAGCGTCTGGCTACATTCGCAGATAACTGCGGCTGGCCAGAAGATGAAAGTCCTGCAAGCAGGTTCTGTAGTGCAGACCCACCTTGCGGTGCGCCTTGCGGTGGCATTGCAGGAGATGCCCCAGAAGGAGCCTGTCCTGGGGCTTGTGCCTCACCAGCGGCTGCAACTTCTGGGGATGCTACTGGTTGGGCGAATGCCTCAACAACTAGGTCTTCGATATTGTCGCCAGCTTGACGACCCTTGATGACCGATGCCATTGCTGTAAGAATTTTTGTAGGGTCTTGACCCTGCGCTGCCATAGCTGGCAGAGCTTGTGCATAAGAAGCCATAGCTGACATGAGCGAATCTCTCAATTCCTCAACTTCAACCTTTTCTTCTTCTTGCGTTACGTTCATATCCCATGGCATCTGACGGCGTAGGAAATCGCGTGAGATAAGTTTATCACCACGAGCTTGCAAACCAAACACCAAAGCACGGTTTGGATCAAGTCCTGCCATCATGCCGTATGAAACATCTACCCAATAATCACCAGCAATATCCTTAGCTGGTGTGTAGGTAATCTCGTAAGGTGCGCCGGATACAACGCCGCGCACTTCCTTCTCAACATTGCCGAATAGCTTCTCATCCATGAGGAAGCACAGGCGCATGACTTGACGGAATACTTCTGAGAAGACAGCCTGTGCTGTCTTGACCTGTGTATCGAATCCACCCATTAGGGCTTCAACGCCACGACCTGTAACGATAGAACCAGACTGCACACCCATACGACCTTGTGGGTAGCGTGAGCCAATGCGAAGCTCTTGATCTAGTGTGGCTGCCTCTTGGAAGATACCGGCAGGAATATCAAGACCGACACGACGAATCTTCTCTGGATTAGCAGAGCGAATAGTTGCGTCTGGGCCAATCTCAAGAACGTTAACGTCAGCAGGCAAAGCAAATGGAGCCTGTACAGACTTTTGTGCTGCTTCCAGCTGCAAGGTAGCAAAGCGAGCCTTGGCAACTTGTACCCACATGATGTCATCGAATTGTCCGCGTTGGTTCTCATCGGAGTCGATGCCAGGGCGGATAGCGATGACGACAGGCAATTCACCGATAAGGTTTTTTGCACGGTCAAGGACAAGGTTGCTACGCTCAGGAACAAACAGGATGACTTCATCCTTGTCTTGATAGCGGAAGACTTCCAGCATACGCTCTGAGTTGCGGTTCTCGTAAGGTCCGCGGATGACAGACTCATGCTCTGGGAATTCGTTGCATAGCTCGCGTACTGTCTTGTTATAACGCTTGCTATAAGACAACAACTTGCCGAATCGGTCATACTCTGGGTATGCAGCGATTGGGTTGTCAATGCGAATCATTGGGCGCTTGTTTTCCCAGTCAGGCTCAATGATGAAAGGAAGCATGCCGAAGGTTACATAACGGTCTGCGCCTGTATACATCAGCGTTTGGAGGCGGCATGTATCGCGGTAACCTGCGGCAATCATAGTGCGCTTATCGGCCTTCTTGCGCGCACGGTCTGAGACAGAATCCGTAGAGTCGCAGTTGAAGGCTGGGAGTGGAGCAATAACTTCTGCCACGTCGCGGGCAGCAATGTCAATAAAGTTAGCCACCATGGGCTTAGGAAATTCGTCTGGGAACATTCCTGGGTAGACCTGCTGAATGTCACCTTGGCGGATTGCTTGCAGATCTGTCCAGCGAGCATCACGTTGATGGTAATGGTCGCGGAGCTTGCGTATCTTTACGCTTAGCTCGTCGATGTCAAGACTCACAAGTAACCTCCGTTAGCAGCCATCTTCTGTTGAAGCTGGGCATATTCTTCCAAGTTAACAACCTTGCGGCGCGCTAAATCCATTGGTGTAGCAAATGGATTCTTCACGAATGTTCCGCCATAGGCGCCTGCCTGATTGATGTAATCACGCATTTGTGTTTCAGCAAACCAGAGAGCCATTGGGCCGTCTTGCTTGTTCTTTGTTCCTGCTGACCAAGTGATAAGTTGTTCAATCAGGGCTTTGATATGTTCGTTGTCAGCTCGTGGCAATTCCAGAAGATTATTCTTGAGGAACTTGCCTTGACTATCTACCGAGCCAAATAGCGGAGCCATAGAGGCGACGCCAAATTCTAAATCCATCTTATTGCCACCGGTATAGTGCTGGACAAGACGGATGCCTCGTGAGGCAAGAAACGAGTTGATTTGCTCGTCTTGAGTGAGGAATAGCTGGAAAGCATTCTTCTCAATGACCCAGACCTTTGGACTGTACTTCTCTGTCCATGAGCGAATCAAGTCACGAATAGCCTGCGGTGTCGGGGCGGGCATACGCGATGCCTCTAGCAAGTAACGCTTGCCCGTGGTTCTATCACCAGCCATGATGACCGAGAAGGTATCGCCAGACATGGCAGGATCCATTGCAGCGACGATGTACTGACTGCTGAGATTCTCAGGATGTCCTGGTGCGCCAGGAATCAACGGGCCGATAGCCCGCATGCCGCTAACAGAACCGCGTACACACTCAGGAGAGAAGATAGCGGTTGACTCAACATCTTGCTGCTGGTAAACCATCGCCCAAGTCTTTGGGTCAATCAAGCCGCGACGGCGGCGTAGATGTTCGCCGGACCAACGTGGGTACAAACCGTTCTCGTCTGGCAGGGTATCGTCTGCATCCCATGGACGGTCAGACTTAGGCCAGAGGGTAACCCAATCCTTTGGGTCATCGGCAAATTCTAAAACTGCCGGCATGGCAAGGTACGTCCATGGCGACTTGTTATCTGGGTAACGCTCAGGGTTACGCATCTCGCGGTATAGATCCATTGGGTCTACGCGAGTGCCGACAACCAAAATCTTTCCCGTTGGACCAACACGTGTCAAGACTTCCTGTTGAATCCAGCGAATCTGCTTTTCGTACTCGCCAGCGTTGGCGAGAGTCACGCAGTCGTCAAGGATGATTAGGTCAGCACGTGCGCCGTAAATCTGTCCGCCGATGCCCAGTGCCTGAAGCGTAGGGTCTTTTTCACCCGACTCGCGCTCAAGGTAAATGGCGTCTTGCGTCCACTTCTCAGCGGTAGCTTTGAAGCCTTCCACTGGAGCGTATCGTCTTTGAAGCTCTGCCCATTGGGGAGAGGTAAGCCGCTGCTTGACGGCATAAAGAAATTCCTTTGCCATTGACTGCGTCTTAGAGACAAGCTTAATTCGAACATTGGGATTGGTAACAATCCGATATGTTACATAGTCGATAGACACGGTCATGGACTTAGCATGTTCCGGTGGCATGTTGACCAAAACGTAATTCTTAAAGTTTGGCTCGTAGGTCATGTTGCCATGCAGCCAGGCGGGTTCGCCTTCCTCCAGCAGGGAGGTAATGTTACGTTGATGGTCGAAGGTCTTGCTGTTCAAATACTTGAGGCGGAATTCCTCAAAGCTGATATTGGCATCCTCGTCGGCGATAACGCCTTTTCGGCGCTTGATAACTCGCGCCAGATCAATCGCCTCTTTAAATTGAGGGTCGGATGCTCGGTAATATTCATAGGACTTGACGGACTTGCCGACTGCGCGGCAAGCGTCTTCGACGGTAACGCCGTCGTTGATTAACTCAACGAGGCGTTTCTTTGCCTCAGGCGCGGACAAGCTAGCGCCTTCGACAAGGCGGTACTTCGATGCGTCTTTAATTGCCATTGGGTTAATCTCCTTTGGTGGTGAGATTAGACCTATCCCACTGCGAAGCATTGCCTGTGGGCAATGTCGTGGATTGTTTAGGGGGCGCCGCCAGGCGCCGCCTGTCGTCTTGCCTATGGGTTAACGAGCAGGGCCATAAGCCCTGATCGGTTGTTCGTCTCATCGGCAACCTCGCTGTGAGGCTCGGCTGCGATGAAGCCGAACTAACGGAGCCGTATTTATTTTATCCCCTATATATACTAAGGCGGGATAAAACCGCTTTATCCCGCTTTGGAGGGGGTGATTTATGTCACACGCTCTAAAGTCAGTATTTTATACTGCTTATGGTTAAAAAATAGTTTGTGCGCCGTCTTAATATGTGAGACGAAATACCGGTATATGGATCTAATATTTAGAAAAAATATTTTGGTGGATAGTTAATACATATATCACTCGTAGTTAAAAACCCTCGGGTTGAGCGTGGCACGGCTCGGCTTTGCCGATTATTACCCTGACCCTGACCCGTCAGAACATCGCGTTAACACCAGCCTTTGCGGCTTGTTTCGGGGCGATATTGCACCGTTATAGAACCGTTTTGCGGGCAGAACGGACGGTTTCGGGGCGTTAGGCGGCGTGTGTGGGAGGACTGTCCACCTGCACCAATCCGCCAATCGCCTGCCCCTAACCATGAAAATATCTTGCCGAATCATGCAACCGAACCGGTGCCGGATGCGTCTAACCTTATGGATTCGGGCAAGGTGCCAGGATCGGAAAGGGTAAAAGAATGGACATTGACAAGCTACTAGCAGGCCTGAAGCCTGCCGAACTAACCGCCAGCGAGCTGGAGACATGGCACCAATTCATCGAAAAATTGACACGCCGTGAAGGTTGACATATCCCAATTTCGGGTCAATACTTACACCATCGGCGCGAATGGCGCCGGTGGCTTATCCATCGGAAGGAAAATAACATGAAGGCAGAAGCACAAGGTCAGAAGCTCACTTTTACGTGTGAATGCAACGGATGCCGCAACTATCCGACACGTCCAGGTCAGATCTGGCACGAGAGCCAGATAGCAGGCAGGGCTAAAAGTTTCTACTTTAGCCGCGACACCATGAAAATATTCTCAAGCCGAATTGGTGACTTTAAGCCTGTCGGCGTCAATCCTGGAATGAATGGCAAACAAGGCGAGTTGTCGCTCATGGTCATCGTTTCCAGCCGTCACGATATTGAAGGCGCCGCGCGCTATTACGAAATTGTGACGATATGTCCATTTGGTGAGGTATCACGCGAATGGGATAGTAATAACGAGGATCCAATCCTTAAGTATCCTTCACTGGCTAAGGCTCGCGCTTCTCGCCGGTGGACGGGCAATATCGCCGCCATGGTGTGCGAATGCCACGGTTGCCAGTTAGATAGGGCGGGACGCTAATATGAAGCGGAAGCATGCGCCTGTCTATTATCACGTCCAATTCATCGCACGCGCCGGATTCTGGACGGCTATCTTTTACGCCGTTTGGATGGTAGTCACGCACCTATGGTTTACCGATACCGGCATCGCATGGACAACTAATCCATTCGGTAACTAGATCCAGCTCATAGTTCACGGCTCACGCCGTGGATTATGAGAAGGCGCTAGCCTTCATTCGTCAATCGAAAGGACATGAAAGAATGACTACAGCAACACTTACTAATGAGAAGGTAACCCTATCCGCCGCCGTACTTTATGACTTACTTACCGGCGCGGCTATTGCCGCCGATAGTGCTAAGGACGCACAAACACGACTAGGCGCCGTGTACCTAGTGGCAGAAGGTAACAAGCTCACGGCAGCGGCGACGGATCGTTACCGCCTGGTGGAAGGTGTAGCAGAATTGGACGCCGGCACACTGTCCGCGAGCTGCTTAACCTTGCAAGACGTGAAGCGCATTCTTACCGTGCTGAAGCCATATATCAAAATTACCGGCAACGCGGCTACAGTAGAAAAGGAAGGCTATAGCCTTACCGTCACGGTAAACGGCGATTCTGTCCTGGCTCATTCGCTTGATTACAGCCTGCCAGATTATGCTCATATGATTAGCGACGATTATTCGCCGGTGCCTAGTGTCGCGCTTAACCTTTCGCTTCTGGCATCCATGGACAAGATTCCGCACGATTCAAGCGAGCCGGTAACTTTCGGATTCACCGGTGCCGGTAAGGCTATCCAGATCCGAATGGCTCACGATTCGATTAAGTGGCGCGCGCTGCTTATGCCTATGCGCGTTAAGTAGCGTCTAGTGACGTGCTATCCGTTACGGCTTACGCCGTAGCGGGTAGCCTGCTACTAGGCAGGGTTGTCGCCGCATAGCGTGGCGATATTATGGGAAAGGACATAAGCATGGAATGGTCAATTAAGCGCGGCAGGGTATACACCACTAAGCCAGGCACGGCGCGAGCGCATTACCACTATTGGATTCGGCATAACGGCGTCGGAAACTTTACGGCGGGATATTACGGATTCGGTGCCGATATAACTTTTACTAAGCTAGGTACGCCGCTAGTATTCTCCACGATCCACGCGGCTAAGGCTTATTGCAAGGCTAAGGACGATTCCGCCGTGATTATTACGGCGGTTACAGCATGAAGGCTAAATGTTTAATATGCGGGAAGATAGACACAACCTTCATTGTAGACATTGACGGCAAGCGCGAACCAGCTTGCCCTAATTGCATAGCAAGCCGCCACTTAACGGGCTGGTCAAAATGAGCCAGATTATCGAACCTTGCCTAGACTGTAGCGCCGCCGCAACCGTCACGATTAAGCCCTACGGCGCCGGAAGCATGGCGGAAATATCATGCCCTAATTGCGGCATATCCTACGACACCAATTTAGACACGGTGCAATCATGATCCGCCGGTGCATAGATTGCGGCATCGGCTTAGCTAGCGGCGAGATATGCCAGCCGTGCCAGAATGCCCGCCTCGCACCGGTCTGCGGGGATTGTCTTTACCCAATCAGCGAGGGGTGTAATTGCGCCGATAAGTAGCCCCGACAGAACAGACAGTTACCCTGCGCCACGCGGCGCGGGGTAGTTGCCTTTTTGGTACTTGACATACTACCGACCAGCTCGTTACCCTGCGCCTAGCAGGATATTCTTACCCTGACAGAACAGACATCACGAAAGGTGACGCTAGATGAATACCAAAGAACGGTTAGATAACATGATCAACGGTTTACACAATGCCGTTGCAGAGTCATACG